GCTTGTGCTTGCATCATTTGTTTATCTAACAATTTGCTTAAAATTTGCTTATCATCCTCAGATAAATTATCCATAGGATCAAGATTGCTAGTCGATGCTTTTTCAAACATTTCCATTTCTCTATTTGATATAGCACCCTTAGGTATATTTGATGACATGCTTGGCATATTACCACCTGTTAAGTTAGCTATTCTTTGCTGTAGTCTTTCACTTATCATGGCGTACTTACTGTTACTGCTCCTATACTTGCTGTGGCAGAAATTCCTGTCAAGTAAGTTTGATGCTCATACAGGTTCCTAAACTGTGTCCCATCAAAGGCTTGATGAACCTCTGTCGTACTGTTAAATATAATAGCTCCTGTTGCAAATTGCAATTCACTAAGGTCTGTAGAGTTAAACGATTTTATGCTATCAGGATCGACCGATCCTAGGTTAATCTCCAAGATTCTTACTAATCTATTAAAGGTTTCTACACTTACCTTGTCACCGTCTGCTAAAGGCAGCTGTGTAGGCAACAATTTGCTCATTATCTACGCCCTGATGGTAAAATTTCTAATCTTGTGCTACCTAATCTCCACTTATAATCTTTGCGGTTGGTCACACTGTTATCATCATCAGATTCAAACCTAAGTACAAACTGTCTTGTCCTTGAGCGTAAGGAACCAAATGTTGAACTTGGAGTTATCTGTGTGGTTGAGTCGGTTGCCAAGGTCTGATTATTAAAATCTCTTCTCTTAACCACCACATTTATAGCTGGGGACTGACTTGTACCGGATTGGGTAACAAACAATATATCGGGCAATATTTTTTTCAAGAATAAAAATCTATCTCCATCACCAACATCAATATCAGCAGATTCAACAAAAACTCCATCCATAGCATCTTCATCATTGTTAAATCCTGTCTCATGTTGATAAATAAGTTTTGTGGTGCCGGACTCTCCAGCTGCAAGAGGTTTATCTAAAACTCCACTTGCTAACCAACTATATCTCTCTAAGGTGCCAATACTCCAACTGTTTTCCTCATAATTGTAAATAACATATCTTGATATTTCGGTTTCGTTATCTGTTATTGATGGATAAAAGAACCAAATCTCAGAAAATTCCTCATTCAAACCAGCAAAGCATTTGAAAGCTTGTGTTTTGTCGAGATCAGAAAATACATACTCTTGCACAGAACAAGGTAGTTTGCGGACTGCTCCATTGTAAAAGTAAAAACCATTTTTTGACATAAAAAATACACCTTGAGGTGAATTTGTTACAGCTTTGGGCCCTATCAAACCAGCACCCTCATTAATTAAATTTATTGCAAAAGTCAATGGAGGACCAATAAAATTCATAGCATACAAAGAAGTGTCAGTAAATATTAAAATTTCTTGTCTTGATTTAATTCCACCAATGATGGAGGAGCCAGAAGAGAGTCGTAAAGAACCAGCTGTATTTGTAGCAAGTGGCTCAAACTCTAATTCATTTTCTTGGTCACTGAAGGCAACTAACATGGGATCAATAACACCCGTGCGAGAACCACTACTCAAGGGGTCAGCACCTAGCACGATTAAGTGTCTATCAGTTTCACTGGTTATAACTTGTAGTGCTTTAGTAGGGACTTTGTTAGCACCTGAAAGACTAGATAATTCTACTGCTCTAGTGGTAACTCCATCATTTTCCACCCACCGAAAAAGCCCACCATTGCGAGGATTGATAATTAAATTTTCACCAAAATTATCATGTGTCCATAAGCGTAAATTATTAGTGTCAGATAAGGTTGTGGCTGATCCCCAAGTGCCTGCACCCCAAGTGTCTACACCCCACCCTGTAGAATTTACATAAACATCTAAACCTGAATTTATTTGGTACACTGCATCTGTGCCACTGCCTCCATTACCACTATCAGAGGAGTTAGCAGTCACTATGGTTCCACTGGTATCTTTTGCGGTTATTTCATAAGTGTTGCCACCAGTCACTCTATCAATCTGATACTCTTGATTGAGGACAGTCGCAGTGATATTACCACCTAATGTTGTAGCACTGGAAAAAGTAACAAAATCACCATTGACAGCACCATGACTGCTGTCAGTCACAGTTAGTGTTGAAGAACCATTAGTGGCTGCAAAAGTAGCAGCATTAGTCGTGGTTTTGCGAATTGGTGTAATGTCATTATATTGACCACCAAGTTCAATATAATATTTATTAGTGGTGCCCAAGCCCAACAACTTCTGCCCACCTAAAGAGGTCCATGCATGCAGTGCTCGAGGAGAACCAATGATTGTATCAGAGGATAATCTTTCCCAGCCACCGATTTTTTCTACTCTGCCTTTGCGAAAACGGATTTTATCTCCATCAACCCAACCACCCTCATTGGAGTAAGCAGTTTCTTCCTTGTTTATGCCAGGATTAAAATTTAGTTTGGATAGTGGCATCTTGCAACATTACGCTAACCTTATTATTGCACCTGTAGCTGTCGCACTAGGAAATACAATAGTAAAATCACCAGCAGTTGAAGTTTTATCTCCACCAAAATCAATAGCACACACAGCTTTGTCAGATTGTGTGTCATTATAAATTAAGCACCCTCTTGCGGTTACAGTAGCATTACTGAAAGTCAAATCAGCAAAATCACACACTGCTGTAGTACCACTGGTTGTTGGTGTCACAGATGTTAGTGCTGAACCACCGGAGGTGTAATTGGTGCCTGAAGCTTGACCTGTTGTGACAAATGCTGTGGTACCAGCACCCAAGGTTGCTGAACTTGTGTACAAAGCCAACTTGAATGAATTACCACTGGTAGCAGTAAAATTATGTGTACCGACAAGCAATTCTTGTTTAAAGCTGGTACAAATTGCGGATGTAATTGCCATTTATAACTCCTTTAATATTTTTGCCATGTCGCTGTGGCCTTGTTTTTCTAACAAATTTGCATAAGTCGTGTTCTGTGACTTTATTGCATTTTTTATACTATGTAAGATTACATTATAAACTTGGTTTTGGAAAGCAAAAGCCTGTTGTTTGACATGGTCCGGTGCTGTGCTAGCAACATCACATATCTTTTTTGTTGCTTGCAAAGCCCAAAACTCCGGATCATGTCCTTTGTTTTTTGTAGTGGTGACATCCACTTTACCCAAAACAAAATCACTCTCTACACTCATCCTTTGTATGGCTCCGGTGGAGCAACATCCTCGTTTATTTTTAAACCATGAGGTTCTAACTTAGAGTTAATGTCATCATATGGTCCTATTATAAATTTACCATCATGAGGCACTGCTACTAATGGTTTGTCTAGTCTATGGAAACCATAAAGCTTTTCGGTAGCTGGTACATTAGAATCTAATACAGTCGATCTACCACTAATACCAATTAATATATCTGCACTCATACATTTGCTAATCCAAAATTCAACACATGCTCTTCCAGCTTCTGCAAAGTGCATGTTTTCTTTATATGAAAAATCTATACCAAACAAATCTAACCTACCTACTTGAAGGTATAAAGCATAAGCAATAGCATAGGCAACAGTATTGTTTAGATATGCACATTTAGTAGCATTACATACTGCCTCTAATGGGTACATGATAGGATTTTTTATGCGACTATCTAATTCACAAGTGTACACAGGAGTTTCGGTTTCTTGTAATACTCTACACATCACCGATGTTTGTTTACCAGCATCATTTGTATCAAAAAACCTACTTGCTGGGTCCATCATGAATATACGGTCACAAGGATAGGTTGCTGCTGCCGAGTTGATGCACCAAACTTCATCCCATTGCCTACCATTTTGTAACCCAATGGCAAAGTCTACTTGGGATATACCAAGACCTATTAGAGCAATCTTCTTGCCCTCTAATTCATTTACTTCAGCCATCAGCTAATACTTGAGCGCACTGAATCATATCTATACTCATCGCGCGTACCGCGGCCTTCTGATGTATTTTTCATTCTAGCAATCGCCTCCTTAAAGCGTCCTTCTAATAGACCGATAACGTCAGCTGCTTCCTTCAGAAAAGTTGCACCCTCAACCAAAGTCCCATATAGCAAAGCATCAGGGTAATCTGTGGATAAAAAAGTGGTGCCGGAGTCGCTACCAGCGGTTAGTGAATTGGGTTTGTGTAAATAGTGTAACTCGACTGTATAATTTTGGTCGGGTAATGGTGACACTTCAAAAGCTGTATCATCAAACAAAGAATAATATTTTGGTTTTGCTGTAGTGGTGCCTGATGAAAACTCTTTAATAAAAGATGGGTGTTTGAAATCTAAGTAATCATAAGTGCTAGAACTTATTATTGCTAAACTCATAGGGGCATAAAAATCTGTAGGGGTTGCTAAAAATCTATTGCTTGAGGTCAGTGTGCCTTGTACATTTTTTCTTTGCTCGGGTAATTGCACAAATGAAAATATTCTATCCTCTGCTTGAGTTATAAATGTAGGAAGCTGTGTAGTAAATGTAGTTTCCGATACTTCCAAATAATCTTGCACTGCGGTTTTAAGTGTAGCTAATGTAAAACTCATGTTGTTATTGTAACCTCACCTACAGCAGTAGTCACACTAAAAGTGGTGAGCAAACTGCCTAATTTGCCATCACCCACATTGGTATAAACCAAAAATTTTACACTGTCATCTGCTTGATCCGGTCTTGCATCACGAATAGCTTGTGGGTCAATGGGTGCTGGTTTTGGATCGAGTTGTGGGTGTTTTGCGTTCCACTGATCCGGACCAACCAACAAACCATCCCATGTCCTCCGCATATCCTTTAGTTTGTATCGAAACCCTGTTATATCACAGATTCCATAAGCATTTTTGTTGGATGCAAAAGCCATTATGCGTTGTTGTAGTCCCTTAGATCAGGTGACACCTTAAATGATGCTCTATCCTCATCTGTGGATAATGCTCTTTCAAATTCTTCTTCATATAGTGTTTTAAGTAAACCAGTGCGATCAGGTGCTCTTTTTAAAGACATATAATATGCTAAACCAGCAGCTAAACAAGGATAAAACCGAAAAGGAACATCCAAAGTGTTAGCTCCAGCATCAGCATCATCCATGCGAGTAAGCACATTTAGATACAATTCATAAGTGCTAGATTTATCGGGTGTAGGCCATACTGTAATAGTTGGTGTGGTTTGCTTGTTAATTAAATACTGATTAGGTTTGCCTGTAGTGCTTTTTGTTGTAATGTGAGAATATTCTGCTCTGCTCAATCTTGACATTGGCAGATCAGTGGTTTCTGTGCCAATGGTTTCTCTAATAAACACATCTAATACATCTATCGGTGCTGTAGCGTTAGTGCTATCTATATTGTAGGTGGCACTATCTTTGACCATAGCAATGGTTTTTTCTTTAATGGTCCATTGGTTCAGACCTCTGTTAGCCCATTCAGCCAGCATCAAATTTAGACTTCTTGAGGCACTTTTCAAATCATAACCTGTGCGTAACTCTAAACCACAACGTTCAAATGCCTCTTCTACATAATCAGCAACGTCTAATTCAAAATCTTTACTACCTGATAAAGCCATAACTAACTCTTATCTTCCTCTTGAGCGTAGAGATTGTCAAATGTAATTGCTGGATCAGTGTAACTTTCATGTGCCTCAGCAGTGTGAATCCATTGTGATGGAGAAAAATCAGGCGCACCTTCACCAGTCCTCCACAAAGCTGGGTTAGTTGCTCTCACTCTATTATTTGGCAAAGCCACAAAGTTTCCTGTGTATTCCTGTGCATCTGTCAAATACAATAAGTGACTTTGTTTATGCTGTGCTGGATCATCAGCAATACTATGATCGGTATAATCAACAGTAAATAAATATTTACCCATATAAAACTCACCATCAATTTTACAAAACCAAGGTGAGGAACTAACTCGATCCATTTCTACTACTGCATGATGATGACTTAAACAGTCCCAAGGTTGTGCTAGATGATCCTCCATGGGTTGCGGCCAATTTGGTAATGGTATATCGGCAACCAAAGCTTGAATAGGCATTCTAGCCCACATTGCACCACCGTGGACATTTTCATCAGGATAACCTTCAAAATCAGTTTCGCAACCAGTGAAAACTACTTGAAAAGATAGAGACCTATCAGGAATTGTGTTTACTGCAAATGCAAGGGCATGTAAAAACTCACCATGTCCATGTTGATGGTTAGTTGTAAACTCTTTGCGTACCCAACATTTGAATTGGGGTACGTTACTTATTAAATACGCCACCTTATTTAATTAACTTCTACTTTTTAAATTTGTTTATGCCTTTGCTGAGTCCGGACATCATGCCACCTTTAGCTCTATACTTGGTGCCCTTCATCATGCCACCTTTAGCTCTATACTTGGTGCCCTTCATCATGCCACCACCTTTAGCCATGCCTTTTGTGGATTTGCGTAAGACAGTTGCTTGACCTAGTGCTCTAGTACCACCACCCATAAGTGCTGACATGACAGACTTTGGCATATTACCGATGCCAGGATTCGCTTGCATTTCACTTCGCAAAGCAGCTCCTCCTTTTGCCATACCTTTGGTACCTTTCATCGCACCACCCATAGCCATGCCTTTGGTGCCTTTCATAGCGCCACCCATAGCCATGCCTTTGGTTTTTTTCATAGGTCCGCCTCTTGCTCTATACTTAGTGCCTTTCATTTTTATCTCCTTCCAAACAATCCCATGCTTGGTCTGTTAGTTATCATACCACCTTTTGCCACAAATGTTTTGACATTAGTTGGTTTGCCACCGACTCCTTGTTTTTTTGCTCTTTTTCTTCTCACTGCTGATTTAATTTGTGCCTTTGACATCCGTGCAGCTTTAGCAGCTGGCACACACTTAGGGTATTTTCTTTTGCGATCTTTTTCTAATTTACTTCTACCACACTTGGCATAACCACCACCTTTTTTTGGTGCACCAATATCCACCCAGTCTTGTTTAAACCACTCAGTAAGGCCTCCTTTACTTTTTGCCATGTGCTTTCCTTATTGCTGCCTTGCCCCTCTTAAATACATTAGCAATGCCTGTTTTGCCCATAACCTTAGCTCTTTGCTCACCAACAGTTAATATCTGTATTTTTCTCGCATAAGGTTTTTTTATTCTCTTCACTTTATTAACGGTGGCATTGGCATCCTTCATGGTTGCAAATTTTATACTTACTGTATCTTTTGGGTTCTCATCGGTATATAACCTACGACCTGAACCTTTTGGTTTTTTACCAGTGCCTACTTTTGGATCGCGCTTTTTTCTCATTTTCTTAATGCTTTTTTCAATCTTTTTCTGTATTTTGCACTTTTTCTTTTAGTACCATCTGCTCTTTTAATAAGACCTCTAGCTTTAGCAGATGCTCTTTCACTAAAACCAAGTTTTTTACCTTGCCTTATTTTTCTCCTTATTGTGCTACCTTTAGCTACCATTAACTTCTAGGTACTCTTGTCTTTTTACGCTTTGATTGCATCATGGCACCACAACCTCTACCTTGGACCATAACCGCACCTCCACTTTTCATAAAACCCATTTTGTTACGAACTCTTTTGGGTAACTTGGGTAATCCTTTATTATCTGCTGGTATCGGCTTGAGATTTTTGTTATTTACCTCACCACCAACTGCTTTTTTAGCGCCTTTATATTTACCACCTCTTTTCTTATAAGTGCGCACTAACCAAGCATTAGCATAAGCACTTGGGTACACATCAAACTTGCGTTTTGCTTCTGCTTTGACTCTTGCATACAAAGATGGATTAGCAACATTGCTAGGAGCACCTGATTTTTTTGCAGCTCCACCTTTTTTCATTTTTATAGATTGCAATGTTTTTGCCTGTTTAGCATGAGTGCCACTTGCTTTTTTCAGTTGTTTAATTACTTTTCTAATTTTTTCTTTTGCCATAATGTTTACCAGTTTTTGCAAGACCAATAAGATGCAGTAAATACATCCTTCTTTTTTTGCACCGCATCACAGTTGTGTCGGGCCCGAAATGATTTACGCCTTGCTGGTTGTTGTTTTTTGATTGATAAGTTAGGATCACCATATCTCACTATTTTAATTTGATCGCCTTTTTTAGCTAACACTGCAAACTTTTTATTTTTGCCTGGTGTGCGTTTTTGTTTGTTATACCCCGAAAAAGTCTCCCCTCGATAGGATAATCTACCGCTGGGGAGTCTTTTTACATCTTTTGTAGTGGCCACATTAATAGTTTTTTACAAGTATCAAAATAATGCTATAAGCATCACCACTTGAATGTCCTACTGTAGTGAAATCAATATCACCAGTAACGCCTGAACCAGCGTTATTAGGAATCCCTGTAAATTGGTCAAAGTATTCATCACCTGAACTATCAGGCGCTAAAGTGACAGCTAAAACATTGGTGCTGGCATCAAACTCGATGTCTACACCCATGCCTCGGCAAAACCAGTGTATTCTTTGGATAGTAACACTGGTGCACGCTTCACCTCTCTCATTAGCTGATAGTGCTGATACATCCACTTTTTTAACAGAAGATTCACCAGTGCCATCAGATTCATTTGTAAACTTTAATATAGCTAGTCGCTTACCATCTTGAATGGTTTGCGAGGTTACTGTATCAGCCATAATTTACTCCTACTATAGTTCTGTTACTGCTGTTCTCTCTTTGTAAGCACCAACGTAGTCTACACTTAGAGTTTTTGCTGCTGCCGCACCGTTTTGTATGCCAAAAGAAAGGGCTAGCTCTTCATCATCAGGAGCATTAGTGCTCACCACTGTTCCAGCTAATACATTATTTTGATATACATGAAACTTTTGGTCCTTTGGATCATAAATAAAACCCAAAGTCATAAAAGTATCATCTGCCAGTGCATTAGGCAAAGTTAGTGTAGATTGTGAACTGTCTTTTTCTACAATAAAACTAATACTGGTCCCACCATCTGACTTCAAAAAGAAAATACCATCAGTCACATCAAGTGGTGTAGTATCGGTCAGTTGTAAACCAGCAACAATATCAGTTTCCGTAGCATCATTAGTTTTAAATCTAATGTGAAAGCCTATCTGCTTGCCAGCTTCATACTTATAACCTTCTTTTACTAATTGAAAAAAATCATGGTCATTGTCACCAGCTGCATTAGTTACTAACAGAATACCACCATCGCCATCAGCTAGCGCCTCGGACGCTGAACCTGTGCCATCTTCGGTTGTTGTAATTGTCCAATCGGACGCTAAGTAAGTATCAAAATCATTGAAATATTGATGATACTTATGGGGTGCTGGCGCTTTTAATTTACCTAATGTTCCATCACTGGAAACATTGGTCACGCCGGATGTAAAGTGTGTAGTCATAATCAGCCTCCTATAAAATTAGCCATTGCAAACACCATGTCTGCAACAATCATTTCTACAGTATTGATAATACTCTTTGGCTGTTATTTGTGCAACTAAGTAGCTAGTAACAACTGCAAATCTCTTATTGTGCTTTTGGCATCTTTGAACAGTATGCCGACACCACCAGCAGCCTCCCAAGCTGCAATGTTATCTGCTCTATCATCGATCAAGACCCTATCAGGCTTTGCAAAAAATGCCTTATCCTTGCCTTTAAATGTTGCTGTAACAACTACCTTGGAGTCAACATATTTACGAATCCAATAGATTTTATCATTGATTACTACTTGCCGGTTCTTAGTGCCTGAACAGGTTAAAACCTCCCACTCCACTCCACATTTCTGTAAGAAAAGTTTGAGGTTTAACATGCCTGACATGACTGGTAATTTCTTAAATAAACCTTTATTACTCAGCTCCACTTTGCGAGCATCATAGTCTTTTTGGTCTGCTAAAGGTGCATTAAGAAACTCCGGACCCTCGACACCTTGGATGAAGTCTGCCAAAACACCATCCATGTCAACAAATATTTTAGTTATCTTTGTCACTTATAAGCCTCTCTAAGTTGATTTGGCGTAAACTTTGGAGTGTAACGCCAAGTTATTACTGCATCTTTTGCCATTTTTTTTGCACAAGCATCACTAATGTATTGACCCAACCAATAAGCATCGGTATCAACCCAGTTGTCGACCTCACAAGACTGATAATCCCAACAAGATAACATATTGTAAATATCCTTTGCTTCTAACTGACAAAC